TTTCCCAGTTAAACTTTTTGCCATACGCATGAACTGGTTTAATCTTTGTTCGTATACCATTTGAACTGCTGCTGCTATATCAAATTTATCTTGTTCTGAAACCCAACCCCAGTCAGTTATTCCTTTATGAAAATTATATTTTTGTTTATCATAACTTGGAAAATATTCATCTACTTTTTTATAATATTTTTGCCAGTCTCCATAGGCAGCCATCCCCATCATAATATATTCCTCTTGGTTTGGCATAAGGCCTATGAGTTGAGTAAATGCAGAGTAGAACAATCCAAAACTAACTGGATAGTTTTGCTTATACTTGAGCTTAATCTTTTCGCCTTCTCCCACCCATATTGTTGAAGTATTCCATTCGCCAATTGCATCTAGAACAACTATTGCAGCATCATTAAATTTGCTGGTGTAGTACCCAGCGCAAGCATGGGAGTAGTGATGTTTAAAATAGTGTACTGGAACATCTATAGGGAAGTTTGGTTTCCAATCAGATGCCCCACCCTTTAACATGATTCTAGATCTTTTTAGCATCGGCTTTTCATAATATGCAATTGCATTTGGGGTACCATAATTTAAAGCATCTAGTATAATATCTTTATTATTGTACCAATCATTTTTTTGCTTACTGTACCTTTCTGCATGTCCCGCAAAAAGTATCTCTCCATCTTTTATAAGGGACACAGAAGCGTCATGAGATGTTTCGTTTATTCCAAGGATTATCATTAGTATGTAAACCTATCCTTATTCCTTTTATTTAAGATTATCCTTTTTATTTTATTAGTGTGGTACTTTATTAAAAATGATAGGTATTTCATTACTGTTGTTCCCCATCAATTTCATTCTCTCCCTTTTCCCATCCATCAATCTTACGGGCATTTATAAAGGACAATCCATACTTTACAGCAGACGCTGAGTCCTCTTCTTGCCATCCAGTAATGTGGGCCCACTTTCTATTTATTCCATCCAGCTGCTCTTTTGTAGCAACATTTAAAACCTTATCTTCTTCATTTATGTAATGAAAAAAAGCCATCTTTAAAAACTGACCCTCTTCAAATTTTGTTTCCATTCTCCAGTGATCTTGGTCTCTTACGTTGACAGTTAGAGCACTATTATCTTTAAGTGAGTACGGTATTCCTTCTACGTAAACATCCCAATCAACATTAGATTCTATTTGACACAGTAGACTTGCGGTAAATGGAGCCTGATCTTTATGTGGTCCAAGTCGTGGCTCACCGTATTCATTATTATATTCAACAAAACTGTAATACCAAAACTTAAACTCCTTTCCGTCATGGTTTAAAAACTTTTTAGCTAGATCTGCCGCTTTTATAGTTAAAGATTCTGGAAGAAGGTCTAAACTGTTCCTATCGTAATCCAGTCTAGTTCTTCCTAGAAAGTCCTGCACCTCTTTAGTGTCATCTCTTCTTTCGTTAGCTAATAAAATGTCCCGTATTTCTTCTTCTGAAAAAACATTATATATTATTTTATTCTCCATTTGTTTCTCCAATCATTATTTTTTGTACAATTTTTTGAGTATAATCAGAAAAATGTTTTCTTACTGAGCCGCTAGGCCTTGACCCAATAGACTCCCAAATTCTTTTATACTCCAAAACATTTGCGAAGGTGGTTGGACAGAGCATAACCCCTTCGTATTCTCTTAGTAAGGTAGGTAGTGGCACATGCTTAGTGCAGCATAGACACTGTTTTGCTTGCTCTTGATAGTTTATCATATTATTTCCATTCCACTCAGTGCATCAGAAAGATCCCTTGGCATTGCAGAGGGTGCCCTAATTAAGTTAGGACTATCTGCAGACAAGGACTCCCTGTATTGTTTTTTAACGGATGAGTAATCGTGTACCTCAATATCACCAAATGCTGCTCTAGTTAAACTGATTGCATTATAAATAGATCCACAAACTGCGTCTGCTAAATCCTTAGACCCTTTTCTAGGGTGGTCAACCTTATCTCTCATAATTCTCAACTCCAACAATTCATCAACTAAGAGTGGTATATGTGGTCCACTTAACCTTTCTTCTAATACAACCATAGCCATATCGTCATAATGTTTTTTGGCTACAGACAAAGTTTCTGTGTTAATTCCATACTGTTTTAGCTGTTGCATCATGTCATGAGAGTTCCATCGGTCAAATGTACATATTCTTATATTAAAACCCCTCGATCTTAAAGACAATATATAGTCTCTAACTTCACCAAAGTCAACGGACTTGTCTGAAGTAGGGGTCCAGTACATTACAGCATCTACTTTAATAATTGGTGCGGGCTGAGAGTATGTATCAGTAACTTTAACGCTAACAAACTTTTCAATATGAGCCATAGACACAGCGCAATGGTCATGTTTTTGAGCTAAGTCAACATGTATAAAATACTCTGTGTCATCTTTTGGCACAAACCACTCTTCAAATCTTCCAAATCCATCAACAGCTACTGAAAGGTCATTAAAAGCCATCTCAATTTTTTCACGTGACTTAAAAAAAGCATCTATTGCTTCTGGTGGCATGCATGCAAATCTTCCTAGCGCATCTGTAATATCTCTATAAAAAGCAATCTTAAAATCTTCAATGCTTCTGGTTGGATTTACTTCCCATGTAGGCCTACGAATTGCATAAACTCTAGGATATTTATATGAAATAATTTGATCTTCATCCCAAAATATTTCAAACTCGTTGCCTACCATGTTGTCTGGTAATTCTGGATCTAATTTAAACTTATGAGATCTAGATATAATTTCTTTTTCAGAAATAATATCATCATATCTTTGTTGTATATAGTCATTCTTAAATCTTGGAAAAGAAAGAAGAATTACCTTTCCATAATCTGGGAAACGAGAATCAACGGATGCCCTGTACATGTCATATATTCCGCTAGCAGTCTTTGCCTGATCGTGTCCGCTTGTGCTGTCTAAGGCAAAGCCAGAAATTTCATCGAGCACAGCAACAAGAACGTTATAGCCTTCAAACGCTTCTCTTTCTGAGTGTCCAGAGTATACTGTTACATTCTTATCAAATTTAATTTCAGATGCCTTCTCGAAGTATCTGCCAGCAAACCATGGTGAGTGTGTTACTCTATTTTTAAATCCTTTAAAGAAAACGTTGTTCGCCTGCTGAGCGTTAATAGCAATGTTAATAATATCTATAGAGTCTCCAGGAGGCTTTCCATAATAAGATGCTGGATCCTTTAAGCACAATAGCAAATAAACTATATAGGCAACAGATATGGTTGAGCAGTAATCTTTACCACTACCCTTACCTAATTGTGCAACCACCTCATTACAAGTTTGTCTATATCTTAAAGAGCCTTCGTTATCACCGAAAAGCTTTATTAGGGTTGACTCCTTATATATCTGAGATGATTTTTCTATAAGGGTATACTGATGTTCAGATAGTCCTGGCAGCCCTAAATAGTTTTTGTCTGTTACAAAAGTTCTTAGGTCAACTGGCCTTTCATCAAACTCTTCACCATCCAAAATGTCGATGAGGTCATTAAAATTAAACTCCACTGACTTCCTCGATTATCTCTATTGGCTCAACAATTCCAGTAATTTGAGATAGGCGTTTGGCTACTTCCATCTTACACTTTGGGCATGATGCAGTTACTTCTTTTAATATTCTTACTAATACTTCTTGCTTTCTTTCTGACTCTGCAATTTGACCCGCAAGTTCTGCGTTGTCAAGCAAGCCAACTTCCTGCAGCATTCCAATTCTTTTTCCTTCAATATCGGCAATTAGCTTTAGCGCTCCAGATTTAACGCTGAGCTGTCCAGCTTGATCTGCATCCTCGACTGTTTTCCAAGCCTCTTTAATAAGCATTGCGTAGTGTTGGTCTGCTCCAGAGATAGCCTCCTTAGCACGTTCACGGGCTGATGTGTCGTTGTGCACAACGTTCTTCCACTCATCTATCAGCCCAACAACCTCTGCCCTCTTAAGGCCTGTCAGGGTGGCAATTTGGGTAGGGTTATTTCCTCTAAGTAGTTCTTCAACTACCTTATTCATTCGATCAAAATGATCTGCTAATTCAATTTCCATATGACTTTATTATACTTCTAGTCGACTGAAATAGCAAATTCCTTAGCAACCTTTAATAATATAAGGTACCCAATAAGGTCATCAATATCATTATCTCCTGGATACTCTTCACCTTTAATTAGTCTATTTAGCTTATCATCAATTCTAACGTACAGCTGCTCCTTTGGTCCCGCCTTTGAAAATATACGAACTGGATCTAGGGCTGAATTTCCATACGATATATTCTTTTTAATTAGCATGTGAGCTATATCAAGGCAGGTTGTTAAAATTTCGTGCCCTGCTTCAGTTCCAACTGTAAGCAAATAAAGGTCGTCATATTTAAATACTTTTGAATCTTCAAAAACTGGTGATGGGTTCATTTTATTAATCCCTTTTCTTTTAAAGCTCTATATATGGTCATAACAGTTACGCCACATTCTGTTGCAATTTCTTCCATACTTTTTCTTTGGATTACATATCTTCTATGTAGCCAGTCTTTATTCTTGTACAATTTCACCTCTTTGTCAACACTTCATTTGCGTAATGGGCAATACCAAAACTATCTGCTACGTCAAAATCAACTACATTTAATCCATACTTTTTATTAAAGTAATCTGCGGTTCGTTGCTTTCTCATGTTACGCAATTTGTTTTTGTACCATGAGTCTGCGTATCCTGGATTCAATAACCTTATTGCTTCCTTCTCATCTTTGGTTGGGTTCTTATTTCCGATGTGAGCCTGCCAGGAGCTAGGAGATATGGTAATGACGGAAGCCCCAGTCGACATCAGCTCAGCAATAACAACACCGTAAACATAAGACAATTTTATCACAGCATCTGGTGATCTGACAAGTATGGCTCCTTCAACTGCTATGTAATCTGACTTAAGCTCATCAAGCATTAAGGATGTCTTTACTTTAGCGTCATATATTTTTTCGTATATATCATTACCCAGGATATTTATCTTGCCCCACTTTATGGGCTTGTTGTTTTCTAGAAGACAGAAAGCAATAGAGCTTGTAGAGGCATCTATGCCTAAAACTCTATACGCTTTTGTTTTTACTAGATTAGCTAATGTCATTAATCATTCCAATAATTTTCTTTTTATTTTCAATTGATTTATTTTTTTCACACTTAGAGCATATATTTAATGAATTGTATCTACTTAAAACAATATTACATTTAGAGCAAGTTCTTTTTGCGCCATTTCTAATTGCTTTTTTTTCGTAATACTTTTCCATAATTTTTTTATTTGTTGCAACCCTGCAGCATTCATCAGAACAGTACTTTTGATTATGAGTTTTTTGATTAAAGTCTTTTAGGCATGAGGAGTTAAGACATATCATAAAACTGGCACCTGAAATCTTTCAATTTGAACGGTTCCCACTGGAGTTTCTTTTGAATAACATTCTTTTTTAATTGGGCAGTAGGTGCAAGGCATCTTTGATTTTGTAGCTCCAGCTGGTCTCATTGGTAGATCTCCATCTTTAAAATTATCCCAGACTTCCTGCATCCAAAGAAAAGTGTCTTCGATTATCTTTGTGTTCTTTTCATTCATAGATACTGGAATTACTAGGATCTCCTGGGTATTTTTGTTTTCGTATAGAAAGAAACCTTCTTTTGCATTTTTTAATTTCATATAAGTTAATAGCTGCAACATGTGGTTTGGTGAAGACTTCATCTCGGACTGTCTGGTATCCCAAACCTCCTGCTTTGCCGTTTTAATTTCACCAATAACGGTCTCTCCGTCATACTCCATAATTAAATCTATAAAACCTCTAATTGGAGGGTATTCATTTATAATCTCCTCCTCTTCAGCTTTCCATTGAGGCATAGTCTTAATTAAATTTTGAAGTCTTTCATGTGCTTGAGTACCCTGAGCCATGTTTGCAACTGCAATTGCGTCGTTGTTATCTATAAACATTGCACCAGAGAAGGCCATGTACCAGTATCTTGGGCATGTTCCGTGTCCGTATCCTAATGAGCTTGGGCTAAATGATTTTTTTGTCATGTCACCATCTGCACGTTTGGTATTACGATATGACTCATCAAGCAATTCCGCAAAGAGGTCTGGGTCAAAATGCTTCATGGTATGCTTTTTGAACTTAAGGTTTCTTACTATATCTCTACCCATTTATGAATTATACCTAACGACATACTTAAGTGCATCTACAAGTTTGTCTATGGACTCCTTTACTGAATAGTAAACGTTCTTTTTATTATTGTTAACTGTGCCAGCTTTATCTTTTGCTATTGTTGAATAAAAAGAAGACATGACTGCAAACTTTGTGGACATAGCCTGAAGCTCCATTATAAGTAGCGGAGCCTTTGCTGAAGGTACATCTGGATTCATAAGTAACTTTACTACAATAGACAGAGCTTTATCTAGATGCTCATCTTTCATAAACTCATGAAGATCATTAAATTCAGTTATAGAGCTAATCAGCTGAAGAGTATTATTGTCTTCTGTCATTCTTAATCCTCTTATCCCACTTGTCTATAAGCAATCCCATTGCGTAACCAAATAGGAATCCTACTGCAACACCAAATGCAAACGACATCATTAAAATGGAACCTCGGCATATGTCTTGTATGAAGGAAAGTCACTTGAAGGCTTATCTTTAGCCAAGCTGTAGGTTGTAACGGAAATGGAATCAGCATTAATCTCATAGGAGCTTCTCTTAATACCTTCCTTATCTGTCCAATTCTCTTCATATATCTTTCCAACTATTGTTACTTCCATACCCTTACGAATAACCGACTTTGATTGTTCTGCTAGGGTGCGCCAAGCCTTAACTGTCCACCAGGAGGTGTTTTTATCTTCCCATGCGCCAGTTGTATCATTTTTTACACGATCATTTGTAGCAACTCTAAAGCGAAGACCGTTTGTTCCAACAGTCTCTGGGTCACTTCCAACTCGACCTACAATTGTAATTGTTGGGTTAGCCATACTTACTCCTTTTATATATGCTTGAAGCCATTTGCTACAAGCTAACTTCTCTTCCGTCTATATAGAATATCTTATCATTATCAATAAATAATGGCAATAGGTGTGGGAATTTACCACTATCTTTTCCATCTATAACAATCCTTCTAGATGTTTCTCCATCATTAACAAAGGATAGAACTTTTTCTTTTTCTTTTTGAAGCCAATTTTCTATTCCATGTTTAGCAGATCCTTCGTGCCATTCAGAAGACCCAACGTACTGCTTGCATGCAAAAACTCTTATAAATATTTTATTGCTACCAGCATTAGCAGCCCTTGCACTGTGCCAGTAAGGCCTTCCAGATGGAAACACTGTTATGTCTCCCATCTTAGGCTTGTAGGTTGTCATTGACTTTTGATTTTCGCTAATAAAATCAACTTCTCCACCAGCGTAATCATCATTTAAATAAAATGTATAGGTAACAATTTGCTTTGGGCCTGGCCAAGTATGTCTTTGCTCATGCCAATCAGTATGAATATCTATTGTAAACTCTGAATCGTTATTAATTCTATGCTGTAAAACTTCAATATCTGAAAAGGTCATTCCATAAATTCCATTGTCTAAAGAAAAATCTCTTCCTGCATATTCAGGCCAGCTATTTTTTTCATAACTAGAAAAATAATCTTTGTGAGCTTTAGAAATTCCATCTAGGATTAGCTTTCTAACTAGAACTTGTTTCTTACCTACATCAGATAAATCCTTATCTATATTATTACTAAAAAATGTTTTCTTCCCATAGTTATACCATGTAGACCAAGACTTAATTATAGTTCCGTCATCTTTTTCAACTGGGTCTGGGCCATGATAGTCTATATATGATGAGTCTTCTGGAAGGGCAAAATCTTTACCAGATACATCATCTTCTGATTCTAAGATTGTATTTCTAATTAAGTTTACTTCTTCTTCAGAAAAGATATCCCTATACAAAACAACCTTATCGTATACCTCTTTCTTTATCATTCTTCCCCCTTTTGATTATTAACTAAATCTTCAAGCGTAGCCCATTCAATAATAGCTAATCTAACTTTTGATTCCTTGCCTATAATTAGCTTAAGGGCTGGAAACATATTTCTATCAACTTTAAAAGTATCAGTACATATCTTTGACCACACATCTTTGTTCAAGGTAAAGGAGGATCCAGCTTCCTTATAGTCTACCAGGAAACCATTCCATTTTGCATCCCCCTTTTGGTAATCACCACGTCCGCTATTTTTTTGTGCCTTGGCACCATCTCTTTTAACTTCAGATCTTTCTGACATTAGATATCTATTCCAACTTCTATTTCCTTGATTCCAACATTTAAAAACTGAAATCCTTTATCTATAAACTTTTTCTCATCTGGATTACCTACAGAATGTTCATTTGAAAAAAAGTCTTTATCCTTATTGCTATCCACTAAATCGTCATTGTAATTTATAAATATTCTTGAGAAGTATCTATCGTTTAAATAGAATGGCTTTACTGCGTGAAAAAATGGACTAGCAGACGGCATGACAACCGCATCTCCAGCAACTGGCTTATATCTATAGCTTACATTTAAATCTTTATTATAGGCGCATATTTCTCCACCATCATAGTTATCGTTTAGGTAAAAGTTTACAGTTACTATATTTTTTTGACTTTTAAACACACCGTCAACATCAAACTCGTCTACATGATAATCCATCAAGAAATCTGAATCCCAATCTCTATCCTGTGAATGCGAAAGCTTATACTTAAAAAAATCTATGTTATGATTATTTAAATTTACCCTGCCCCAGTCTTTTATAAAACCTGGCCAGATACCATTTTCTTTTGAGTAATCACTCATATAATCTTTAGATATATAGTCAAAGGCGTCGACCATTTCTTTTAGATACTTGTATTCGTCTAGATCTGATTTTGCAATTTCATCAAAATTTATTGAAGATCTCCACCCGTTTTCATACCAATCTTTCCAATCGGCATCTAATATTTTTTTGTCGTTAGAGTTTAAGAAATCTATAAGTGGGCTGCTGCTATTAAATATATTTTTGTAAACTACAATTTGAGGAGATATAACAATTTTTTCTATCATAGATTAACCTTCACCTCATTCTTATGTTTGTTCTTACATTCCCAGGTCATGGTGAATAAGTCTTTATTCCAAGTATAGCTAGTTGAGTTTTCTTCACACTTTGAACATGGCTTAGGACTGTTTACTATTTCTATTCCTTCAGAGATATTCTCTTTATTACTATTAAAAAATTCATCAATATCTGGCATTAATTTCACCAATTAACTGCTCAACAACTTCTGGATTTTCTTTAAGGTAAGATACTGCTTTTGCACGTCCCTGGAATCTCTCCTTGTTAATAGTATACCAGGCCCCACCCTTTTCTATTATTCCACACATTTCTGCAACATCTAAAGTTTCACCAACGCTATCTACACCAAGAACTTCCCCTTGGTAGTAGAAGTCGTACTGTCCCGATAGATTTGGGGGGCCAAGTTTGTTGTAATCAACAATCCAGTTAACTGGCCTGCCAACTCTTTGTTCAATGATTTTGTCGCCAACTTTAATGCCAGCCTTAATAGCATTCGCCTCAGCTTCAGACGACCAAAGCTTAATGACTGTGGAAGAGAAGAACTTGACAGCCATGCCACCTGTGGGGATGTGACTAGCATGCATAGATCCAAACTGATTTCGTTGCTGCGAGATGAGAACAAGTAGTGTGTTTTTGTTTGCATAATTTAACATCTTGACTGCGTGGGTCATATCCTTTGCTTCTGCGCCGATTTGCTTTGTATCTTGCAAATCTTTCATTTCATTTCCATCTTTTTCAAAATAAATAGCAGGAAGTAATGCTGAGATTGAGTCTACTACAATTAGATCAACACCTGCATCCATTAGCTTAGTTGCAACATCAACCATATCATTGATAGTTTTTGCTGGAGAATATATAAGAGAGGATGAATCTACTCCTAGCTGCTCGGCCCAAGACTGATCATAAGATGCCTCTGCATCAATCCAAGCACATGTCTTTCCTTCTTTTTGTGCAAGAGCAATCATTTGTAGGCAAAAAGAAGACTTACCAGCAGACTTATTTCCCCATACAAGAGCTTGTCTGCCATATCCTAGACCTCCACGCAATGCAAAGTTTAATCCGATGCTTGGAGTTAACTGCTTTTCAATCTTAACATCTTGAGCAGACTGGACACGTGCTCTTGTTTTGGGATCCAGCTTTGATAAAATATTTTCAATTTCTGTAATAGGGATCATTGTAGTCTATATCTCCAACTCTTGTATCAGACCTAGTACACTGAAAGCCTATTAGGTGGTCTGGATAAGGCTTTTCGTCCATGTATCCAAGTTCAAAAAAGAACATATCTTTTGTTCTATCGTAAGTAACTCTTGCCATACTTCCGTTTTTAGTTATAAAATCATTTGGGAAAACCTGTTCTTCTGTTAGCAACTCATCTAAAATTAATCTAGGCACCCCAAGCTTTCCGTTGTGTTTAAGTATTGCTACTAAAATACTGGTTGCTCTCATTGCATCAAAGGTGTCAATAATTCTTTTTGGTGGCTGATGCCCAACAAACTTTAGCTCTTCCGATGAATCCATACTTAGTATATTCTTCCAGTCAGTTTAATTTCTGGCTTAGAATCTTCTTCCTTAATTTCATCATCTTGCATTTTAAATGTAAATGACATATCTACATTGTCATAATCAACAGACAGTTGTCTGTCTTCAGAATTAATTTCCAAGAATTTACTTGTAGGTATTGTTATAGTACCTATTTGGTTTAGAACTGCAATTAATATTTTAGTTGCGTTCATTGATTTAAATATTTCTTCATTTTCATTTGTCATTTTACGTCCTTAACCATAAGTGTTCCATCTTCTAAAGTCTTTAGAACTGGTTCGCATATCATTCCCTCTCGCATTTTTGCCAAGGAAAGCGGGTACATGCTTGAGAAAACAATTGCTCTGTTTAAATTTTTGTCTTTGTCTGACATAACTAGGTGTGCCATAGTTTTGCCAGCTTTTGTCTTGTATGGTGTATAGCTTATCACAATTCTTTGATCTTCGTCAATAGGGTATGATTTTGCATACAAGTATTTTACAAAAGCATCTTCTGAGTCTTTATTTATTAAATCAACCTCTACGTATCTAGATATTCTATTATCACCAACAAGTACAAAGTACATCTTATTTGTTTCTATTTTTGTTTGCTCTACGTCAAACAACCCAACCGAACCACTTTCATCAACAATTTCTATTCTTGACCACCCATTGCCACGCTTTATAGATTTTGCCATTCCAAACATAACAAATGATCCTAGCTCTTCAAACTCGTCAATAGGTCTAGCCTGTGCCTTAATTTTTGGGTCTAGGTTAGATAGGTTGAATGAAGGAATTCCTAAAAATTCGTAATAAGACTCGGCTTCTTTACCGCTTCTAGCGTTATCATCAAAAGCAGCACCCCCAATAGCGTTAAGAGAAGCAATGGCCCTAGAATTAATACCGCTACCCTTCTTGGATGCCTTCTCAACGAGGTCTTTATAATTTTCATATGGTCTCTTTTCTATAATCTTGTTTGCAATGCTATCTGAAATAAATTTAATTTCTGCCAACCCAAACCTAATTGAATCTTTTTGTAGTGAAAAGTTTACATCAGATTCATTTACGTGGGGAAGCTTTACTTTTATGCCAAGTCTTTTTGCTTCAATTAAATAACCTGTTCTGGCGTCTTTGTCGCCTTCGTTTTTGAGGATCGAGAATAAAAATTCCAAAGGATAATAGCACTTAAGCCAAGCGGTATAATAAGAAAGCATAGAATAAGCGACAGCGTGACTACGATTGAATGAGTATCCAGCGTGA